TAACTCCTTTTATCTTTCCTTCGGCTTTTTCCTCTTCTACCAGCTTGAGCGCTACCTGCGCACTTGTAACACTTTTCGCAGCTGCTGCAGCTTTGGCTCCTTCTTTAGACTTGCTTTCCCCTTCTCCAGCTTCGGCTGCTTCGAGTGACTTCTTAGCTTTTTCGATAGCGATCTTCTCAGATTCTATCGAAGCTAGTTTTCCTGTGCCTCCAGGGAGGTTTATGCCAAGAGCTTTGATAGCACGGCCAGGAGTACCTGAATAAACCTTCGCAAGCATTTGCGCAGCTGCGATGAGTGTAGTATGCTGCCGAGCTGCGTAGTTCACAGCGTCGCCCATGTCGGTTTGTGCCGCGGTGAAGCTTTTCGATGCGGTGGTTAGGACAGCGAGAGCTTCTGTTGTTTCCTTCGGCGTCTTCCCGTACTTCACCATCGCGTTTACTGTGCTCTCGATGGCTGCTCTGTGCTGTGCAAGCGTGCCCTCGTCGGTGTTCTTGAGGGAAGTTGCTAGTTTTGCTTCGGTGCTTTCGAGTTTGATCGCAATATCTGCTGAGGCACCAGCGAGGGCGAGCACTCCTAGCGTGGTGTCTTTCCCCACTTTTTGCATCGTCTTGTGAACTTTTTCATGGCTGTCCGATATCGTCTTGTTAGAGCGACTGACGCTGCCTGCTGTCGCGTCGGACGCAGACGTTACCTTCCCCTTGGACTCCACGATGGAATCGTCTGCAGCGCGTGTAGCTGCGGCTCCCTCCTCCGCGCTAGTCGCCTGTACGCGAGCGAGGTTCTCGGCGCTTACTCCCTCTGCCTCGTTAGCGGCGACAACCTCTCCCGCACTCGCGATCTCAGCCTCGTTAGCCGCGATAGCTCCAGCGTCTCCTGCTCCCTCCTCCGCTCCTGCTCCCTCCTCCGCGCCGCTGCCGCCACCGATTGCGGTGGTAGAGGATTTGTCCATCTCAGCCGTAGCCGCTGCCATCGCATCGCGCGACTCCTGCAGCTTGGCGAGGAACTCCTCGTTGTTCAGGAGGAGCTCAGCAACTACCGGTGGTAGAAATCCCTCGTTAGCCATGCTCTCACCTCCTTACCTTCCTAGAATTGCGCCGCGGTACGCGTTGTTTATGAATGTTCGGATCTTCGGCAACGTCTCTACGTATGCTGGGCGCACGTAGGGCCAACCGTAGGCGGTCGGGAATTCGCGGCCAAGCGAATCCTTGTGCGGAGGCAGAAAACCCAGCTCCTGCCGGCGCGCGTAGACAACGGTCGGACCAACCCACCACTCGTACAGATCAGGCCCCTGCTGAACAGGGTCCATCTTCCACGAGCGGAGCAGGGTGCCTGAGATGACATGAGTACGCGCCATGCCTGCTGCCATGAGAGCTGCGGCTGACTTCGCTGAGGCAACCTTTGTGGCTGCGTTGACGCGGGCAACGAGAGCATCAAGAGCAGCGTTGAAGTCCCCACTACTTACGGGCACGGGCTTCTGCCTTCTTCCGCTCTTCGATTTCGATGTCCTGCTTCACATCGTGGATGGCGAGCAGCCATGCTGTGGTGGCCGAGGGTTCGTTCAGGTAGTCGTCGTGGGTGAGTCCGGGGAAGACGGATCGGAATCTGTACTCTGCCCAAAACTCGTCGACGTGTCGGTCGACTCGGACTCCTTGTTTGCCCTCGAGACGACTGCGGAGTCGCCTGAGGGCAGCGTAGGGGTCTCGCTAAACCCCGGCTTGGTCGGATCAGACGGACTGAAGTCCGCGACTCCCAGGATCGCATTGAGATCCTTCTGGGTAGCCTCCTCTAACGCATCGTAGACGGCCGGCTTCAGGTCACCTATCGTCTGCAAGGTCGGCAGCGGCTCAGGGATGCTCCAAGCAGCGAGCTCAGCTATGACCACAGCGTACTGCAGATCCGCAAAAGACTCTGCCTCAGCTAGCGTTAGGCCGAGTGACGTCATGTCCGAAGTCTCGGCGTCCTCCTGCTCTCCTATCTTGACGAGCGCCCCCACCGCTGCGATGCTGGCAGAGAGAACGAGTCTCTTATCGCGCTGCCTGATATCCTCAATGTCCCGCAGAGTCGCGGTCCCACCAGGGATGTCTATTGTTCTCATTACAAATCTCCTGTTATGTGTGATGCCTCAGTATGCTTTAGTGTTCGTGTTTGCCACAGTCGCCATGATAGGCGACACACCTTCTGCAGTAGCGTCAGCCGTCGACGGGAGCAGCTGCAGCTCCAGCGGAACCTCAACCCACTCCTTCGACCGATCCAGGTCACCGCTCGTGAACTTGGCGAACGAGGAGTGCAGATTCAGCGCGTCTCCGGACGCAGCGTCAAACAGCGTCAGGTCGATCGACTCAGTGGCGCCTGCCTCGTAAGCGTCGAGCCACGTCGCTTTAGGGTCCTCAATGACAGTCAGTTTCGACATCGCCTCAAGAGCCCCAGCGAACAGCTGGTAGTAGTTCTGCGTTCCTGTGATCGCTGGTATCGGCTTCACGTTGCGCTTCAGATCGAAGTCCCACGACATGATCGAGGTAACCTGTACGCCTCCGATCGACGCGACTACAGTCCAGCCTGCCGGCGCCTCAGCAGGCCCGTAAGAGGGCGTCGGCGCCGCCGTACCTGCCGCATTCGAGAACCAATCGACAACTACCTTCACCAGAGCGTCAGCAGCGCCGCTGATAGTGAGGGTAGAGAGCTGAGCGGCTGCCAGTTGGCGCCAGGCTTCCTCACCCGCGAAGTCAGTGATGGTACAGCTAGGAGGCTGATTTCCTTCTGCGGGTGAGGCGTTGTCCAAGCTGAACGTGTGGCTTGTCAGCTGAGTAGCAACTGTGTTGGCGGGGAACGTATACACCAGCGGGTAAGCCAGTGTCGCTTTTTTACCGACGACTTTGGTCACTAGAACGGTCTCAGACGTTCCTACTCCGGTGCCGATGACCAGGTAGCTCCTTGCCGCGACTTCCTTGACGGTTTCGATCGTGGTGGCCGCGGCTTTCGCTTCTGCGAGAAGCTTGGTCACGTTTTCCGTGATAGTCGCTTTGGGTTCGTGTTTGAACGTGAGCGCGGCTACCGGGATTTCGTATTCGCCAGCTTTGACTTTGACAGGTTTACCGGCCGTGCGTGTCTCTTCGCTGGCCGTCCCCTGATCGATGACGAACACCGTGCCTTCAGCGATTTCGTTGAGCGTCAGGATTTTTTTGTCGCCAATTTTCGCTTCTACGACCAGTTCGTTCGTCGGCGCGACCGGAGTCAGTTCGTCATTCGAACCAAGGATTGCTCTGAGCAGCAGCGGAAACGAATCTAGGTAGGGGTAACTGTCCCACCCGTGTGTATCGTGGCGCAAGCCAGGGATCTCATCGTAGATCTTGACCATCGAGCCGCGAAGCGTCTCGTCTGGCAACATCTGCAGGTTAGGCTTGTACTTGGGACTTGAAACCGGGAGCCAGAACTGAGGTTCTTCCGGCGTACCGCGGACAGCCTCTATCGCAAGGCCAACCTCGGTCTCCGGAGTGGGTATCGCAGAAAACCATATCATGTGTTTACTCCTTATTGTTTGTCCGGTTGACCGGGCTGCTTACACCGCTCCGGCTATCCACTCGAAGGCTTCGAATGAAACAGCTCCGGAGATGAAAACTGTTAGACCGTCGGCGTCGGTGTAAGGCGCGGCTTGCTGATGTGTCACGCCAGCGTCGTACTCGCCGGCGCTCCACACCACTGACGGGTTTCCCATGTTTGGGTTTGCGCGAATGAAGTCAACTATCGCGTCGATGACCGTGTCGTAGTCTTCCTGCGCTTTGACGGCTTCGCCGCCCGAACTTGCGAAGAAGACTTCGACTAAGACATGATGAACGTTCGTATCATTGACGGCACCTCGCCCTGTAAGCGCTCGTCGTTTGCGGTCGTCCGAGGGAAGATTTACGACAAGCACTGCGCTCGAGCCGGCTTCGGACTCCACAGCTTCTCCGAGCCGGTTGCGTTCGTAATCCTCCTCTTGAATGACTTCTGGACGTGCGGAGTGCACCTTGCCGACGTATTGCAAGTTGGCGTTTTCGAACGCTTCAGTGATGGCGGTACGAACCGATAAACGCCCCATGCTAAGCGTTGCTCCTGAGGTACGGCACGCTGTAGTGCTGAAGCATCTGCACTGCGCGGTCGTAGTCGTCTGAGGCACCAGCTTGACCATCCGCCTGCTTCGGAGGCTGTTTAGCCTTCGACGGCGACGAAGGTATGACCAGAGCGCGCGAGCCACGGGTCTTTATCAGATACGACACGAGCAGGATACAAGCCTGTTCCGCATCCCACGGAATCGCGCTCACTCGTGTAGAGTTTGGGGCTTCCGGCAGTTTGTGTTCGTACTTGGGCGGCGTCAGGAGGTTGAGCTTGAGCCCTTCGACTGAGGAGACAACTACAACCTCGGTGTCGGCGCCGTCGTGGATCGTCAGCTGCGTGCCGGGGTAGATACCGTAGACGTCAGTTCCGCCCGGTTCTGACGGTTCGACTTCAATGAAGGAAGGTAGTG